CGCTCTGCAAGTCGCGTCCGATCCTGTGCGTTTTCACGAAATTCTGCGAATAAACTTTTTTAAATAAGAATAAGAAAAATGAAAAAAGCTAAGACGTGGAAAGAGATCGCGGAGAAGATAGGAGTAACTCCTGAGACTCTCTCTAGATGGAGGAAGGATAACGACGATACTCCGAAGACCAAGGATCTCGAAGCTTGGCAACTCTGGACCGCTTCGAGAGCGAACGCTCAGGAGCAAGGAGCAGGACGTATCGCGATCGACGGAAGAGAATATACAGCTGCGGATATCGCGGATCTAAAAGCGAAGCTTATCGCTGCACAGGAGCGAAGAGAGAACGCTATGGCTCAGATTCGAGAGCTAGAGTTACAGCAGAAGAGAGATAACTTAATCCCAGAGTCGGAAGCTACGGAGAAGTTAATAAAGCTACTAACTCCGCTAAGGAGACTAATCGACGCGCTTCCTAGACAAGTAGCCGCGCAGGCTAATCCTTCTAATCCGAATATAGCAGAGCTAGCTATTCGTAACGGAATTGACGAAAGAATCTTTAGCGAGATAGAAAAATTATTTCCTGACGGGTAGTCTCGCTATTAAGATGCTAGTCGGTTTAGTCGTGTTTGCCGTTACTACCACCCGTCAGGAATCTATTAACTAGAAGATCCTTTATATGAAGACTCAGATGAAGATAAACTCCGACGGATTTAATCAGATGATGAGAGTCCTCGAAAAGAAGACAGGAGCTAGTTACGAGAAAGTCCTAAAAGGAATTACGGGCGAAGTCGTAACTCTAGCAGCTAGGAAGACTGGGAAGAGTAAGGCCAAACTTATTAAGGAATCCGTAGAAGCGTCTCTCGCGACTAAGTTCGTATCGAGCGCAGGCGATAAGATCCGAAAGGCTAAGGACGGATCTTTAATATATCGAGCGAACGGATGGAAGGGCGGACGATGGATAAGACTTAGGAGAGACTATAAGTTATCTCCTATAGGTAAGAAGAATCCTGCTGGTCAGACTCTAGATTCTAAAACTCAGTCTAGAGCTAATCGCGCTCTAGGTGAGTTAAGAAAGCTACAGTCTAAGATCCTAAAGATGAAGAAGGAGCGGATCGCTTCCTCTCAAGGGTCTTTTCTACTAATGCTAAAGAAGCTCCGTATTCCGATCACTTCTTCGAGAGGACTAGGCCAAGCTATAAAAGCTACGATTACGAAAGGACATAGGCGCGCGATCGGAGCTAAGTTCTTAAAGAGAAAATTATTCGCTACTATAATTCTAAGGAGTAAATCTATATCGGCTCTTAATCCTAACTCTAAAGGATTTGTCGCTTTTAAAATGGCTATTAACGGAAAAGTTAAAGAGTTCGAGAATGCTTCTAAGAAAGACTTAAAGGGCTACGTTAAAAAGTTCGCAACACGACATGGCTTCACTTCTAGATAGAGAGCTAAAGAAACTATTCTCCGCTCGCTTGCTTCTTCCTCCAGTCGATTGGGCGTTCGATAATTGTGTTCTTCGAGATAACGTATCGGAGCTTCCAGGCTCTCTAAAAGTTTTTCCTTACGCGGAGTCTCCGTTAAACGATCTAGTAGATCCGACTATTAACAAGGTTACGCTCTGCTGGGGATCGCAATCGAGTAAGACTACGACGATGTATGCGGGGATCGCTTATCTTCTTAGCGAGTTTCCTAAAGATACGTTATGGATTATGCCTAGCGCGGAGAACGCTCGTAACTTTTCGAAAGGACGTTGGCTTCCGTTTATCGACGACTGTAAGCCCTTGAAAGAGCAGTGTCCTATAAGCGCGGCATCTGGGAGAGTAGACTCCGATAAGATTACTAACATGCGTCAGGAGTTCTTATCTTGCACGCTTACGTTCGCGGGCGCAGGATCGGAGAATAACGTAAAGTCCGCTCCTGTTGCTTATCTAGTCCTCGACGAGATCGACGAGATCGATCCAGATATCCGTCTCGCCGCGCTAGAGCGGATTAAAGGACGACGCGAGTATAAGATTATCCAGACAAGCACTCCGAAGGACGAGGCAGGAGGCATCTGGGAAGAGTATCTCTACGGAGACCAGAGGAAGTATTTCGTGCCCTGCCCACATTGCGGAGATTCTATAGAGTTTACTTGGCGCCAGAAAGATAAGGACGGAAACTTACGTTACTCGATAGCTTTCGACGAGGACGCTAAACTCGAAGACGGAAGCTACGACTTCCATAAGATCTACGCTTCCGCTCGATATCAGTGTCCAAGTTGCGACGGAGAGATCCTCGACGCGCATAAGCCGACTATGGTTAAGGAAGGAGAATGGAGATCGACGAATCCTAACGCTCCTATCGGACATAGGAGTTATCATCTTAATTCTCTCTACGCGCCCGCTATGACTTTCGGAGCTTTAATGGTTAATTGGTTACAAGTAAGTCACTCGTCTCACGGACTAAGGAAGTTCGTTCAGGGCAACTTAGCGGAGCCATGGCGAGAGGACTGGGCTAACCAAGACCAAGCGGACGCGAACGAACTCGAACTCGATTATGAGCGCGGAGATCTTCGCGGAGAGTTTCGCGTAATGGGAGTCGATACGCAGACGGACTCTTACTGGTATATCGTTCGAGGATTCGATCGAGACGGAAATAGTTATCTCGTAGACTTCGGACAGGTTGCTTCGTTCTCCGAATTAGATCTTATATACGATCAGCATAAATGTCATTCCGCTATAATCGACTGCGCGGGCGATAGAACTTCCGAAGTCTACGAAGAAGTCTTCCGTCGTCGCTCTAAATGGTTCGGATCGAGAGGCTGGGCTAACTTGCAAGGCGAGCAACCCTATAGGCTACAAATGAAAGATCCTTTTACGGGAGACGCGAAAGGACGAGCGGGACGATCTAAGATCCGCTATCTTCACGTTAATAAGAAGATCTACGAAGAGGATCTCGCTCGATTACGATCGAGACAGATCTCGGGCTTCTATACTTTTACGGATACTCCGTCGGTCTACTACGATCAGCTCTTCTCTACTTACTGGACTAAGGAGACGGATCGGAGCGGACATATTAAAGTAGTTAAGAAGCTAAAGCGGAGCAAAGGGGACCACTTGTGGGACTGCGAGATCCTCGCTCGCGCTCTTTCGAAGTTTATCGGAATCGCTAGAATCGATCGAGATACCGCTATAGCGGACGCGGAAGAGCGTAGACCTAGGAAGAATCCTGCTTCTAGGACTAGAAGCGCGACTAGTTTCTGGGGATAATAATCTGAGAATAACAGGGGAATTAGCCTTGACGGAGGAGGAGTCGTGTCCGAATATAGCAATATCGAGGCGCTACTCGACTCGAACTATAACCTAAAAAATACGAAAAATGAATAACTCAAACGAACTCCGCTCTTCACTCGAAACACTACGCCCTTCTCTAGAAGAGCACTATACCGAGTATTACTCAAATCTAGTTACTCGTCTTCTAGGAGATAACGGAATCGTAGATTCTCGCGAAGTTATCTACTACGACGTAAATTTGATCTACTCGATGACTAAGAAATTAGACGAGAATAATAGCAGGATGTCCGCTCCTAGAGAACTTAATGTAGAGCGCATCGAGCGCGGAGCTTCTTCTTACGCTAGTAACGTAATCGAAAGCTTCGTCGCTAAGATCGATTCTAAGCTAGGAGCTTTAGAAAGCTCTAAAGTAATCTCTGGTCGCGGAGACTTCGAGTTCTTCGTAGAAGGAGTTAAGGACGGAAAGAACGTAAGCATTAAGCAAACTCTAAGACAGAACTGGTCTTCACAAGGACGCCCTTTCGATCAGTTCCCAGCACTTTGCTACATCGACGGAAAGAGAATCAAAGCTTCCGAATTTAAGAAGCTCTTCGCCTAACCTTAATCCTCCTCGCTCTTCGGAGCGGGGAGATTTTTTAACCTATATAAAATACGACCAATGATTACTAATAATATTAAAATTAAAACTCCTCGCGAATCCTTCCTCGCTAATACGGATATCGATACTCTATTCGATGTAGACGGATGCGAGATTACTCCTGCTAAAGATGCGATCTCCTTCGTTACTTCTCCTACGGGTATAGTAACTTGGACAGAAGCGACTACTTGCTCTCGCTGCGGAGGATCTGGTCTATGGCGCGGAGGATACGGAGGAATCGTTATTAACGGAACTTGCTACGGATGCGACGGAAGCGGACACGGACGCGACGCTAGAGTTAAAGGATACTCTAAGGACGCTTACGCTCGTTACGCGAAACGTAAGGAAGCTAATCTAGCTCGTAAGAATCTAAAGATCGAGCGCGAGACTAAGGAGCGTCTAGATAACTTCCGCGAGGAACTCGACGCTCTAGAGGAGCTAGGAACAGCTCTTCTTCCTATCCTTAGTCGAGCTTACGTTAAGTCTAATAGTCAATCTAACGACGACTGGAGCTTCGTAGATAAAGTAGCTAACACGCTTCTAGTAGTTCCTAATCGCGACTACTCTATTCGTCTCGAAGCGAGCGATCTAATACTTCGCTCTCGCGAGGAACTCTCTAGAGGTTGGATCGTTAAGTCTCCTAAGACTATCGACGCTCTCCGTAATATGTTAGCTCGTAAGATCGAGCAGGATAAGGAGAACGAGTCTATTCCTAACTGGACCGTCGAAGGACGTCAGGAGATCGAAGGAGAGATCCTCTCTACTAAAGTAGTCGAGAACGACTACGGAGTATCGGAGAAGATGCTCCTTAAACTTAGCGACGGGCGCAAATGCTGGGGAACAGTTCCTTCTAAATTAGACAAGTTTGACAAAGGAGATATCGTATCTATCAAAGCTACTATATCGATCTCTAGAGACGATAAGACTTTCGCTTTCTTTAAGAGACCAAGTCTCTCGAAGTCGTAGTAACATAGGATATAGTAACGGAAGCTCCTCTCGTCGTCGTATTCGAGAGGAGCTTTTTCGTGTAATTGACATCGAGACGGAATACGAATGGCCGCCACTACTTCTACAGCTCAGCTTATCGTTATAAGAGATAAGCTCCTTCTCGCTCTTAGCAAACTAGCAGAGGATGGAATTACGTCCTATAGTATAGGAGATCAGACGTTCTCTCTAGCGGACGTAGGAGATCTCCTTACGCAAGTAGAGCGACTAGATAAGCTAATAGCTCTAAAGGATCGGACGCTAGGCGGACGAGGACGGAATCGTATTACTTTAGAAAACTATAATGGCTAAGAATAATAAAAAACCCACGCGCATAGGATTCGCTACGAAGCAATTTTTAAAAGCTTTTAGAGGATACGATGCTGTAAAGAATACTCGTTATCGCGCTCGTCGCGGAACGAATCCGATCCGATCCGAAGAGATCGAGTTATCTAACTACGATCGTAATCAGCTCGTCTCTACTTGCTTAGAGTTCCGTCGAAATAATCCAGTCGTCGCGTCTCTATCGAGACTTCGGAAAGCGGATATCGTAGGACGAGGAATTATTCCTCAGCCGACTACTGGAGACGCGGATACAGACGCTAAGATTATAGAAGCGTGGAATAAGTTTTCTGAGAATCCTGAAGTAACTGGTATGCTCGATATGCGAGAGCTTCAACATCAGATGATCGACTCGCTCCTTTATTACGGAGACTGCGGAATAATCGTAGGCAAGGATCAGCTACAATTTATAGACGGATCTAGAATCGGAAATCCTAACGGAGAAACTACTTCGGACGAGGACTCTAGCTTCCAGAACGGAGTAGAAGTAGATAAGATGGGTAAGCCCGTCTCTTACGCTGTAGGCAATCGAGTATCTGGGACTCTTAAAGATACTAAGCTAATCCCAGCGAGAGACTTTATTCCGTTCCTAAAAAGAATCCGTCCTAATCAATATCGAGGAATCCCAGAGCTAGCTCCTGTAATCAATACCCTACAGGACTGCGACGAATACGATCGCGTCGAGATGATGGCCGCTAAAGTTAGCGCGTCTCTAGCGGTTGCTGTTAAGCGCGAGAACTCCTACGAGTTCGAACTACAGAATCGACTAGACGGAAGCGAGCAGGACGCTCTAGGCAATCTCGAAGAGTTCCAGCCTGGAAGATTCCACTATCTAGAACCTGGGGAAGACATAAGCGTTATCGGAGCGAACGGAAGACCGAACGTAGATGGTATCCAGTGGGTAAGTTATTTACTTAGAAAAGTAGGAAGCGCGGTAGGCATTCCGCTAGAGTTCCTTCTTATGGAGATCGGAGGAAGTTCTTTCTCCGCTTCTCAAGGCGTCGTTTTACAATATCAGCAAACAGTAGAGAACTATCAGACGGATCTTATTCGAGTAATGTCTCGACTCTATCGACGTTGGTTATCTCAGCAAATCGCTACTGATAAGTTCGATGTCTCTAACGCGAGTAATCCTTTCGGAGTCCGTTGGCAGCGTCCTGCTTTCCGTTGGATAAACAGGGCAGCGCAAGTTAAAGCGGATATGGATTACTTTAGAGCCGGCGCCATGTCGCTAGACGATATAACAGCTCCGTTCGGATATACAGCGGAGGACGTTATGATTCGGAAGGCTCAGAATATAAGCCAAGCTAAGAAGATAGCGAAGGACTTTAATCTAGGATCTTGGTATGATCTAGTAAACTTCTATAATACTAGCGCGAGCGCGAACTTCTCCGATCTAACTACTCAGGAGCAGTTCAAGGCTCAGAGAGAGGACGCGGAAGAGAACGAAGTAGTTAGCGAGCCTCTTATTACTAAGATCGGAGCCGGAGGCGTAACTGCTATAGCGGAACTTATTAAAAATCTAGGAGAAGGACTTATCTCTTCTAGCCAAGTTATTAACATCTTAGTCTCCGTATTCGGATTATCCGAAGTAGAGGCTAAGAAGATCGCAGAATCGAACGTAATTCCGAAGCCCGTAGAGAATGAAGTCTAAGAGTAGAATAGCTGTTAACGAGCCTCTAGGCGGGCTAGAATCGTCTTTAGAGACGAATAGCGACGAAGTATCTAAGACTATAGAGAAGTCGCTAGAAACGAAGCTAAAGGATCATAAGGAGGAAGTAGGATCGGATTCTAAGAAGCAGACTACTCTAAGGAAGCTAAAGATCGTCTTTAATCGAGGAGTCGGAGCTTATAAGAGTAATCCTTCTAGCGTCCGTCCTACTGTTAAGAGTCCTGAGCAGTGGGCGCATGCTAGAGTAAACTCCTTCCTCTACGCTCTAAGGAATCTTAAATATCGCGGAGGTAAGCACGATACGGACTTACTTCCTAAGTCGCATCCTATGGCGGGCGAAAAGAAGAAAGCGGAGAGTCTGCGTAGTTATCCAGACGGAGAGTCGATTCCTTCGGAACTTCCAGAGAAGTATCGGAAGAGTCGGAAGGACGGAGAGACTAAAGGGCAGGCGTGTATTAACTGCGAATTTTTAGAGGAGACGGAGGATCATCGCTACTACTGCGATAAGTTCGAAGCTCCTGTCCGTCCTCAGTATTGGTGCGCTAAGTGGAAGAAGAGTAAGAACGCTCTCGCGGAGACTTATAACGATTATCCAGAGTCCGCTACTAATAACGCTAAGAGAGCTTTAAAGTATCGAGACGAGAATCCTAAGAACAAATGCGGAACTCCAGTCGGATGGAAGCGAGCTAATCAGTTAGCTAGTAAGGAGAAGATAAGTAGATCTACGATCGCTCGAATGGCTTCCTTTAAAAGACACCAGCAACATAAGGACGTTCCTTACGACGAAGGATGCGGAGGACTAATGTGGGACGCCTGGGGAGGAGCTTCTGGAATAGAGTGGGCGATTCGAAAGCTCGCGCAAATTGACAAGGCTAAGACTAGTAGTATGTCGAAAAAATTTGCATTCGGCGTCTCTGGAATAAGTGAGACGCAAGTAGACCAAGATAGCGGAACTATGACTTCCGTATCTTTAATCTCCGTCGGTCCAGCTCTAGGACACGGACTATACGTCGATAGTAAGTCTTTAGAAACTATCGAGGACGAACTAGACGGAACTAGACTTCCTGCCTATATTACGCATAGAGGAGCGATCTTCGAAGATCGACTTACTCGCGAGATAGGAATGTTCGATAACTTTAGAATCGAAGGCGATAGACTCTTAGGAGACTTTCAAGCGTTCGATTCCTTTCGAGAGGATGACTCTCGCAAATATAATAGACTATTCGAGATAGCGGATAAGATGCCCGAACGATTCGGACTCTCTATCGTTTTCTCGGCTAACAGTGCGTGGTCTACGGCGGAGGGCGATGTTTCTACCGACGATAAACCAGAGGACGCCTTATTCGATTATCCTTCTATTAGGGTCGAAGAGGTTTCTAGCGCAGACTTCGTGGATAGCCCTGCAGCAAACGAGCGGGGGTTATTCTCTAAAATTGACAACCCAATAACTCGTAAGATGACTAAAGCAGAACTCATAGAACTAACGGAGTCGCTCGAAGAAGAGAAAGTTTCTCTTCAGGAGCAGGCTAACCAAGCTTCCGTCGATAAGCTCGACGCTGAAGCGGAACTCGAAGGAGCTAAGTCTTCTTACGAGGAAAAAGAATCGGAACTCGACGCTCTTAAAGCTGATCTCGCAGAGAAGCTCGAAGAGATCGAAGACCTTAAAGCGAAACTCGCGGAGAAGGAAGAGGAGCTAAATTCTAAGGAAGAAGCTATCTCTGAGAAGGACGAAGATCTCGCTAAGAAAGACGAAGAGCTAGAAGCTAGCGAAGAAGAAGAGGAGAAGATCAAAGCGGAGTCCGCAGAGCTTTCCTCTAAAGTCGTTAAACTCGAAAAGCTAATCGAAGGATCGGAGCTAGTAGAAGTATCTACTTCCGAAGAGATCTACGAGCCTAGCAAAGCGAATCGTTCTAAAATCATTTCTGAATTCGCTAAAGAAAACGGAATCTCTGAATTCGCGGCTACTCTCCGTCTAGGAAAAGAACGCCCTGAAATCTTTAAACTATAATAAACTAATTAACTATTATGTCAGCCACAACTATTCAAAATTCTACTCGCTCTTTCCAAGCTGGTGAAGCTATCGACGCTTACACCCTTGTTAAGGTCGATCCAGCAGGCACTGTCGTAAAAGCGACTGCTACTGCTGCCGAACCAAAAATCGGCTATACTGTCGCTTCCGTCGCTTCTGGCGAAGCAGCTACTATCTCTCTTATCCACGGCGGCGGTTCTTCCTACGCTATCGCTAACGAAGCTGTCGCTATCGGCGACTTCGTTTACGGAGACGCTAACGGCAAGTTAAGCGCATCTGGTTCTAGCGGTGATAAAGTAGGAGTTACTCTCACGGAAGCTACCGCAGATGGCGACGTCATCGAAGTTCTTCCTCTTCATTCATAATTAAAATTATTTAAAAATGAGCTTATATACATCAAGCACTTTCAACCCCGTTCTTTCGGAGGCCCTGAACAAGATCGGACTCAACCAATTCGTTGGCACCAAAGTTCTTCCTGTTCGCGATGTCGCTACTAAGAATGGTCAGTATCCAACATTTGGCGAAGACCAATTCGATCTTAACGCTTCTAAGGAGCGCGCAGCTGGTTCTCTCTTCGCTCGTCGCGACTTCTCTTACGGCCAACAGGACTACTCCTGTAAGCAGTATGCTCTCGAAGGCGTCCTTCCAGACGAAGACGAAAGCAAAGCTAACGACGACGGAATCACCGACGCCAAAGGAGCTATCGCTCAGAAGCTACAGCGCGATCTTATGGTCGGACACGAGCTTCGCGTAGCTGCCGCAATGGCTGCCGCAGGCTTTACAGCTACTGCAGCGACTGGCGCGATGGACGGAAGCGGAACTACTCCGACTCCTATCCGCGATATCCAGAACGCTGTAGAGCGCCTTAACGGCAATGGCTTCTATGACGGCCTAGCTCTTATCATCGAAACTTCTCTCTTTAACGAGATGATTAATACTTCGGATGTCCGCGGTATCTTTAATGGTAATGGTCAATATACTAACCGCCAAGTTATCCTCGACGCTCTAGGCGTTCAGGAGATCATCATTACTCCTACTCGCTACAATAGCGCAGCTAAGGGTAAGGCAGCAACTCGCTCTAAGATCTGGTCAGACGACTCCTACTTCGTAGGTCAAGTCGCTAGCGGAGACTTCGCTAACGGAGGCTTCGGACGCACCCTTTCTTATGGTCCAGACGGCGGAGTATTCTCCGCAGAAGACTATCGCGACGAGCCAATTAAGAGCGACGTTCTTCGCGTTCTTAATAGCGTAGATGAGGCTATCATCAATACCAACGCTTGCGAAAAGATCACAGGCGCCTAATCTTTATAGATTAAAAACTAGAAGCCCTCTCGATTCGTCGAGGGGGCTTTCTTATTTACAGACGTATATAAGTAGATGAGCCTAACAGATCTTATAAACGATAATCTAAAGTTCGCTATATCTCAGATAAGCGTCACTTTAGACGCTAGATTCGATATCCTCACGGAATCTCAAACAGGATCTCTCACTGCTAACGGAACTGAGGTTAATATAGGAGGATCTGGACTAGATACGTCCGCTACTCACGTAAGAGTAACCTCTTCGCCCATCTCCGAATATAACGGAATCTTTCCTATAGATTCTATGAGTTCCGTCTTCGTAAGTTATTCCGCAGCTGGTCCAGCAGGAGGCCCAGTTAGCTGTAATATAGAAGTAGGAACTACTACTAGATATACAGCTAATAAGCAGGACGTAGAGAGCGGATTCGAAATCTTCGAGGACGGACGAGAAGAGAATATAGATACTAAGTTCTATATCGCTCGATCCGAATACTCCGTCCTTCCGTCTAAAGGAGAGATCCTTTCCGACGGAACTACTAGCTTTAAAGTAATGTCCGTTCACGACGACGCTGTAGGAGTTACTCGTCGTCTCGATTGCGCTTCTGAATTCCAGAGATAACCATGAATATACTAGACTTCGAGACCAACTTCGAGACTGTAGCTAAAGAGTTTCTAGCGACGGATTTAAGTTCGTTTACCTCTCTTCAGTTCTCTTCTTCTTTAGATAGGAGTAACTTTACTCTTCCTAGATTAGAGATTAATGCGGAGCTACAAGGCGCGGAAGATCCTCCTACTAAAGATTCCTTCGGAAGACTTAACTATTCTCAGTATTCTCTAAATTTAGAGATAAAGATTATTACGGATATGAGTAGCGACGTAGCGGACGAAGCTACAGGATTAGATCCTAGCAACCTACATAGGAAATTAAGAGAAGAAGTAAGAACTTCTATGTTACTAAGCTCTAGTAACTGGACCACTCCTAAGGCGGACTCCGTTATCGTAAGCGGAGCGGGATCTTCTATAGTAAACGGAACTTATAGTAAGACAGGAACTTTAAACAACAGAGGTGTTTATACTAAGCCCGCAGGAGCTTCCTATGGGAAAATTTACTATGACAATTCTCTGCCAACACCTTTCGATTGGGCGATATCCGTAGAAGGAGAATCTTCCGAAGATATCTTCTATCTTGGCTACGCAGCAGGAGCCTCTTTTTTCCCATACGACGCTTCCTCTTGGTCTACTGTCGTAGATAACGCTTCCGATCCTCGTCCTAGCGTTTCTCAGGGATATATCCTAGAGGACTACGAAGTAAAGTATATGCGTCCCGCAGGGACTGACTACGAAGTAGACGGAGACTTAGGAATATCGACTTTAACTTACGAAATAAAATTCACTACGATTCCTTCTAGATTGGAAGCCTCTTAATTGACAAAGTAATTGTAGCTAGATCACTAATCACTAAATCCAACTTTAAATCATTATGGCTATCGTATCAGACGGAACCCAAAGGTTCGCTATTGAAAATGTAACTTTCGACGGACTAATCGTCGAAAGCTACACGCTAACAAGTCCCGCCAATCGAGTAGATCTCGACGACGGAAACGGAGAGCCTCTAGGAGCTACTACAGTTCCTCAGAGACAGGAAGTATCTCTTACTGTTCAAGTCGGAGCTACTGCTCCTACTCTCGCAGTAGGCGACGAAGTAACTTACGATAGTAATACTATTATCGTTACCTCCGTAGATCTTAACGAGACACAAGCGGACTATCAGCGTTTATCAGTAAGCGGATACGTTAAAACTAACTAACTACTAAGATGCAATGGGGGGCGGCAACTTTTGATGACGCTGCCAAAAAGCGCATCGAAGAAGCATCGAAATTCGAGAAGAAACTTCGTCTCGAATCTTTGCTAGGAATACCTCAATCGGTAGGCCCATTTGAGCTTAGGCATATAACTCCTAGAGATATATTAAAGCTAGAGTTCGCGGAGAATCGTATCGCCCTAGGAGAAGATCCTAAGCTAGACGATTACGTTCATCTAGTATGGAGTCTATCTAAGCAGAAGAGATTCTTTAAGACTAGGCAGATTAGAAAGATAACGAACGAGATAAGAGATTCGGAGTTTCTAAAGGACGAGATATTAAGCTTCTACTTATCCTCCTTAAACGATCTTCCAGGCTCTACTAGCGAGGGCGACAGTAAGTCCGTATCCGAAGAGCATAAAAGCTCCGTTTACATCTGCTCTCTTATAGATAGCCTAGCGGACAGTTACGGCTGGAGTCTAGTAGAGATACTCGATCTACCCTTATCTGCCTGTCTACAGCTATTACAACGCGCTATAAAGCGTAATCTAGGAGATAAGTATTCTCTAAGGAATCCTATAACCCAACAGGCGAAAGCTAACGAACTTAATAGACTAAACTATCATGGCTAACTTTTCTCTTCTAGCTAAAATCGGAGTCGATACTAAGGCCTTTTCGAGAGGACTTAAAGGAGCGCAAGGCAGGATAAAAGCGTTCTCTAGTTCCGCGATAGGACAGTTCGCTAAAGTCGGAGCAGCGTTCGCAGGTATAGGACTAATTAAGTCGATAGGATCTTTAGGCGTAGCTGCAGCGGAAACTGCTTCGAAGTTTAAAGCTGTATTCGGTCCAGCTACGGCTTCGATGAATAAGGAGATCGAGAAGCTAAGACAGACGATTCCTAGCACGAAAGCGGAGATGCAGGACGCTCTCTCTACGTTCGCTTCTATGGCTAAAGCGTTCGGACTAAACGAAAAGGCCGCTTCTATGTTCTCCGTAGAGATGGTTAAAGTCGCGGGCGATATAGCTAGCTTTCATAATCTTCCTATCGAGGAGACTTTTACTAAGATACGGAGCGCGATAAGCGGAGAGTTCGAGCCGATGAAGCAGCTCGGTATTGTTATTAACGAAGCTCGACTAAAGCAGGAGGCGCTTAATCTAGGAATCTTCGACGGAGTAGGACAGATGAACGCAGCTCAGAAGGCTCTAGCTGTTCAGTCTATAATGATTCGAGATCTAGGAGACGCTAACGGAGACGCGGCATCTACTGCGAATAGCACAGCTAATCAAATTAAGTTTTTAAAGAAAGAGTTAGCGGAGACTGGAACGCAGATCGGCACAACGCTTCTTCCTGCTATCGCTACTCTAACGTCCGCGCTTTCTACTATGCTTACTAAGATAGTAGAAGGAACGGAGGGCCTAGGAGAATTTATAGGACGAGTCGCTTTTATGGGCGGTATGTCCGATATAGAGTTTCAGGCTAAGATGGATCTTCAAGCTGAAGGCGCTTTCGAAGGACTAAAAGGCAGGGGAGGAGCGAAGAAAATAAAAGCGATGATTCAGGAGCGCGTAAAAGAGATCGAAGCCGAGAAGGCAGCGCGGAAGAAAGCTGAAGAAGATCGGAAGGCAGCTAGAGAGAAAGAGATAAAGGAGTCTGATGATCTAGGAGCAACTCTAGGGGAACAGATTAAAACGGAGACAGATCCTATAAGGGCACAAGCTCTAAAGGATAGACTCGCTGCGTATCAGGAACTAATTAAAGCGGCAGGAGATCTAGAGGGGATTGAGGCTTCTACGACTGAAAAAATTAAGGAAGGAGATGAAGCTAAAAAAGATGGGGTAGATAAAGAAGAAGAAGAGATAGCTAAAAGTTCTTTAACTGGTCACGACTTAAGGAAGGCCGGAAATATAGCGGGCAAGAAAGAAGGAATTAGATTTGAGAAATTTGGAAACGGAGGATTTCAGGAGTTTATAAACGGAAGGAAGGGGAGGATTTTAACCGAAGAACAAATGCAAGTTAATTTACAAAAACAGATTGATAAGGATCCTACAGAATCTCTACTCGAAAAAATTAACTCTACCCTAGAGGGCAAATTCGTATCACAATAGACCATGGCTAGAATCGACGACGTTCCATCTTCTTTAACGGCTAGGATAACTCTAGACGATACTGCTAAATTCTTTATTAAAGATCCGCAGATCCCAGGCTCTTATGTAGTCGTAGAGAAACAGGTTCAGAATAAAGGAGTCTACACTCCTACTGATATCGGAACTCCTCATCCGACTAAGATTACTTACTTCTTATACGAAGAATCAGTTAGAGATATAGGAAACGGACTCTTCGAGATCGAATCTAAATATGCTATCGTTCCTCCTACTTGGCATTCTTTCGAAGCGCAAAGCGTTCCTTTTACTAAGTTCGTCGGAGTTACAGTTACAGGATCTGGACCAATCGTAATATCTACTTCTAGTCGTTTTGGTTGGTTGAATCTACAAGGTATAGAAGACGTTAGAAACTTCGATGAGAATGTCTTCGCTTCTACGGAACAGAAGTCTGGTTCTATAAATTGCGTAGTCAGAGTTAAACATGAATATGCCTCCGCGACTCTAGCACAAATACAGGCAGGAACTCTAGTCCCTTTTACTATCGAGACTGCAGGATATGAGGAGAACCCTCTTAACGGAACCGTAGGAAATATCGACGACAATTTACCTTTTACTTTTACTACTAGCTCGCCCTCTAATCCGATTAAGTTCGAAGCAGGTAAGTATGTCGGTAACATTTACTATAATAAGACTTACGAAATAGTTAGCACGTTTACTATATGATCGAGAGACTTACTAAAAACGAAGCTCCTTCTCTACTCGATACGGATAAAGCGAACGAGCTTATCGACGCCGTAAACGGACTCTTTAATTCTAAGGGAGCTGGGGGAATCTCCGTAAGACAGAACGGAGACGGATCTCTTCTTATAGCTCCAGGCAAAGGAGACGATCTACTACTTAAATATAATCCGTTCGAAGTTATTAGCGTCGATAGTTCGGACGTAATAATTAACCCTGGGTTAGTAAACGGAGTCCTTCCTTCTAGCGTAACAGTATCGAACGGAAGCGGAACTAGCTATATCTGTCTAGATATCGATGCGGACGAGGACGGAATAACATCTGTCGATCTAGTTCGAGAGTCGTCCGCTCCTGACGGAATACCATTCGAGGAGAACGGAGTTAGCACTCGATTCAAATATCCTATAGCTATAGTAGGAGAGACGGAGGTTATAAGTCAGCTAGCAACCAGTAACTTATTCTTTACTGTTAATATCGCTTTCGAGCAACCCAAGGAATCTATAACGATCGGAGAGTATCCTAACGACATTTACTATACGTGGATTCAAACAGTAGGATGAGGACATGGCTTTTACTCACGACATTCCTTATGGGACTCGAAACTACGCTGTAGGTTATAGTTTATATACAAACACGAATCAAATTGCGGGAGATACATTCAGTTCGGTTGAAACTCAAAGTGGATCTGGATCTACGTCTTCTTATACCACTGAATCGACCAGAGTAGATTCTTTTGATGCTAGCAGTAAAAACTTCGTTAGCGATAGCTACTCTAATAGTTCTGAAGGCGATAATTTCACTCAAACTTTCACACGAAGTGGAATAGAGAATTTTTCTAGAACTGCAACGGATGGAAATTCTGGTCGAACTCAAACTGCGTCTAACGGCGGAGCAACCCAAGGCTATACCAATCTAGAAAGCACTTTATATGATAGCACTCAAAGGGTTATATCTTATACTTCTACAAACTCAAATAGCGGTGAAAATAACTTAGGTAGTGGGTCTGGTTCTTCTCTATTTTCATCTATTAGTAATAGAGTAGATTCAAATTCCTACAATGCGACATCTGGCATAACTCAATATAGGGTAGCTGGATATACTGTAACTAGAACTAGCACAGATGATGATGGTAATACTGCGAGGTATGTAACTACCGGAAGTGGCGAAACTAGTTATACTACATCGACAGCTTTTTCAGGAACAAAGTCACCAGTTACTAACAGACAAGCGACTTCTATAGATACGACTGTTCTACAATTCGAACGGCTAATATTAGGAACTCAGACTACATCTACCCAAGCTACTTATTCTATTTTATCTTCGAATCTATTAACTACTCAAAGTAGCTCCTATACTTTTAGGACTACTAGTGTTACTTATGGTTCCGTAGATGACTTAACTCTGGAGACGTTCATAAAGGAAACTATTACTTTTAATAATTATACAGATGCTACATATAAAGTTCTCACAGTTAGCGGAGGAGGCTTCTTCGTAACAGGTTCAGATATTCTAGGAAATGGCGTATTAATAAATCCAGAGTCTACTTCTGTCGTAACTGAATCGAGAGCTTTCTCTACTAATTTTAATACTTACGTTCAGTCTAATAATGCTGGGATAGAAAATACCTTAACTACGACCAAGTCTAGAGGATCTTTGGTTACTTCTACGATAACATCGATATTCTTTACTAATTCTACGGACACTAAATTAACTCATAGATTCACGACTACTAATTCTACTTTAGACTTCGGTGAAAGCGTAGATACAATAAAATCTTTTTATACGACTACATATCAAGTAGGATTCGAATCGGTTGGAAGTATTACTCGAAGGGCGTTTTCTAGTACAACTACATCTTCAACAGGCAAATCGACCTTTATAGCTCCCAACGTAGCGACAGTAGACGTAACAGTAACTAAGCCTGTTATGGCAGACGGATCGTTCAGCACCTTTCAGGATGTTGAAAGGGTTCAGAGCTTTATCTCCAATGCTACTATAACTTATAATTTAGGAAACTCTCGGACATACTCGAATTATTTTAATCAAATAACTAGAGGGCTATTGCAGGGATCCGTTGCCTCTTCTACTAGAACAGGTGGAGCGGATAGTCAGCCTAATATACGAACTACTATCGCTACTATCGATAAGGGATTACAGGGAGGAATACAGTATGAGACATCTAGCGATATATCAGGAGCTGTAAGAAGCTCTAGAGCGATAACAATAGCGGACGAGCTAATTACTACCAATACTGCTAGTTCTACTCATATAACTGTTAATAGCGCAGAGTCGCAGAGCTATACGAATAGCGCAGGATTCCCATTGGATCTAGACGTAAGCTTGAATCGATATATGTCTTTCTTCCCAGGCGGAAGATACGGAAGTATCTTTACTCAGTTCGAGTCTATGCCTTATCATTTAAGCTTAGAAGAAGGAGGTGAGTCTATAATTCAATTTACTACTACTGGTAAGTATTCCACGGGTGATACTGAATCTAGAGCTACTCAGTCTTTCTCTAGCGCATTAAAAGGGATAGTAGAAGTTCAACTAGGTAATGCGTTTCCTAACGGAACTGGAGTAAGAATACTATCTACAAATGGGAATGGCTTCTCCTCTAGTCAAGCTATCCATGGTGGAGCTAAATTTACCGATGCTGAGGGGATATACGTTTATAGTGGATATACCCCCATTCAAAGTATCTACGCCTTTGGCTCTAACGGATCTTCGCTTATTAGCCAAGGCTCGACAGCTTTCGATAATTCTTTTTCCTATGGGACTATAACTCTGCCAGCCAACTCTATGATTTTCGTTCCTAATACTACTGTCCTAGTAGCAGATAGCATAAACAGTTTAAATACTTTCGATCATTCTCCTTAATGAAAATAGCCACAGTAATCGTCGCGACTAAATCCTATATCGATCCTCTAGAGGTATGCCTAAGGAGAGTTAAGTGCGCTATGGATTACGCTTCGAAAGATATAGAGCATAGACTTATAGTCGTTACGGATAACGAGAGTAAGAAGAAGCTAGAGAATATAACGGAAGGATTCGAGAGAGATATATTATCTATCGATCTAGAGGAGAGCGGAGAACACTATAAGAAGGATAGACAGATCCTTATCGCTACTCTTCAGTCCGTAGGATTCGATCGCGCTCGTAACTGGGGATGCGATCTTCTCTGGAGTGTAGAAGCGGACGTTCTAGTTCCGCATAACGCTCTATCCGTATCTCTAGATATGCTTAGATTCGATAACGGATACTACGACGTAGCCTTCGTTACTTATCCTTCTCAAGGCGGAGGAAGCTTCCTAGGAGGATACGGAAGCTATACGCATCCTATCGCGGAGGACTTTCTACCAGAGGAGAGAACTCTTCCTAGTAAGCTAAAGATATTACTAGAGTCCTGCGAAGAGAGACTAAAGAATAAGGATATATCGACAGAGTCCTTCGAGAAGGAGAATAAGAGAATGTCTCGTATCTACGATAGAATTAAGAAGTGTCCTCCTAGCGGAAACGTCTTCGAGCTAAACGCTAAGAAGTGGAGACGTAGAGGCTGGCTAGATAATAGCCATGTCGGAACGGGTAGAGGAGCAGTAATCGAGACGGACTGGACTGGCTTAGGTTGCACTCTAATGAGTTACAAAGCTGCATCTCTAGCTCACTTCGACGGATACGACGGAGGAGGAACTCAGGATCTATATCTTAACTGGAGGAAGTGGCACCCAGAAGGATTACGCTTCTGCTGTATAACCCACACGGTCTGCGACCACGTAGTAAGAGACGATAAGGAAGGGCTCGTAGTTCTAAAGAGTTACCACGAAACAGAAGGAGAAGCTAGAGGACATCTAAGATTTAGGAGAGCCCCTTTTCACAAATTTATATGAAGACACTATTAGTAACAGGAAGCGCAGGATTCGTCGGATCTCATACAGTAGATTGGGCTATTAAGAATACGGACTGGAAGATAATCGGACTCGATTCTTTTCGTCACATGGGAGACGCGGAGCGAGTATCCGAAGATCCTCGATACTCGATGATCTGCCACGATCTTAACTCTCCTATCTCGAAGAGAACTAAGTCTAGAATAGGAGACGTAGATTATATTATTAACTGCGCGTCTATCTCGCACGTCGATACTTCGATCGAAGATCCTATCTACGTCTGGGAGTCTAATACTCGACTTATGGGAAACATCTTAGAGTTCGCTCGCGAGCTTCCTAGTCTAGAAAAGTTTATTCACTGCTCGACGGACGAAGTATTCGGATCTGCTTACGGAGATCACTGCCACCACGAGTGGGACGTTATCGCTCCTTCTAATCCTTACGCTGCGTCTAAAGCCGCGCAGGACGCTCTAGCTTTCGCTTACTGGAGGACTTACGGAACTCCGATCGCGATAACGCACTGTATGAATATGATCGGAACGAAGCAAGATCCTGAGAAGTATCTTCCGAAGATCGTATCTCGCGTGCATAAAGGAGAGAGCGTTACGGTCCACGGGCAACCAGATAAAGTAGGATCGAGGATGTATATCGACTGCCGTAATCTAGCGGACGCTTGGTTATTCATGTTAAAGGAAGTCGATTTCGCTAAATACGGAGAGAAGTATAGTCGAATGACTAAATTCAATATAGCAGGACTAGAGGAGATAACGAATCTAGAACTAGCTAAGAAGATCGCAGATAGGATGAATAAGGATTTAATATACGAGTTCGTAGACTTTCACAGGACTAGAGCAGGACACGATCTTCGATACGCTCTAGATAGTAGTAAGATCTACGAAGCAGGATGGCGTCCTCCTATCGAGCTAGAACAGACTTTCGACGAAGTAATCGGACACGTTAGAGACCACGAAGAGTGGCAGGAATAATTGACACGGAGATCTTTTTAAATGGGACAGTCTATAATTATAAACTTCGACTCCGACGACTTAACTACAGCTAGAGCGCGGAGCGTAACAGATTTAAGAAAGCAGGACTTCGCTCAGTTCGTTTCTGGCGACGCCTTGGTGTTAGATCTCTTCCTCACAGGAACTAGCGGACTTTTAAATATACAGGACTACGCGGAAGTAAGAGTAGGAATCGGAGATCTAGACGCTAGGCCTACGAACGGAACTTACTCGATAGATACTAGCAATACTTTAAACTACAACCATAGCGCATCTGAGCTAGAGTCTATTATCGACTCAGCTGTAGCTGAAGCGACAGTAACGGAGTTAGCTAGCTTCGTTTTTAAGGTTCAATTCGACGCTGTAGGAGCGCAAACTATTCCTACTATCGATTCGCGACTACTAACTCCTAGTAGCACTGTTAGCGTAACGAAGCTCGTTACGGGAGACGCTACGACTAAGGAAACTTGGCTTTGGCGGATATATCAAAACCCCGCGGCCTTTACTAAGACTTTTACTGATATAAGCGGAGACGGAGTTCGAGGAACTCTATCTCTAGCTACTTCGGGTATCTACGATCTACTAGGATCTAATCCGTCCGTAAAAACCTTCTTCGAAGTAGAGCTAACGGATTCGGACGGAACTGTTCAAACAGTCCTGCAGGCTAGAGTAACTCTTAACGGAGAAGTTATCGGACACAACTTTACTGGATCGACTCCTGTTAGTCCTTCGATTCCTCCTTCCGCTACCGACTTCTTAGAATCGTTTCCAGATCCAGAAATCGTAGGAACTCTTACAGTAGGAGATATCGAAATCGAATCTGCTAGCTCTACCGTAAACGATCTTCTAGACGCATCTAGCGGACTTGAAGCTCGTGATGCTATCGGAGCAGTCAACTACCCCTACACTACGGACATTCAAGCTGGCACAGCGCAGACACGGAATCTTACGACTATTGATGACACATCTGGGTATGACAACAACAATATCACTTCTATTTACATTGGAAGTAATGTGACTTCGATTGGAAATTATTCGTTTTACTACGCCCAAAACCTGACTAGCGTCAGTATTCCAGACAGCGTC